AAGGTAGGTATCAAACAGATATTCCATCGCGGTATTGTTCTCGGCGCGGTCGCCGGTCCAAGTCACGGAATTGGCTAGCGTCCAAGTCATTGATAGCGTTCAGCCTTTTCCTACAGGTTACAGCAGCAAAATCCTGACTGATCAGGGGCCAGGATCAGAGAAGGAAAGCTGCAAAACGCCTGTAGCAGTTATGCCGGTAAACGTGAACGCACCAAACTGAAAGCGATAACTGCTATCTGTCGAATTTCTACCAATCAGCTTTGTTTGATACTGCTGGAAGGAGCCCCCATTGATTGAGATCCAGACATCAGCGACACCGCTTGTTCTGCCCAGCAAATAGTCGTCAATGTTTTCTAGATTTGAATCAATAAAATTGAAAAGCAACTGATCGCTCCACAAAGAGACTGGCCCCCCAGTGGGACTTCTGTCTTCAAGCAATCTCCAGTTGTTTGAAAGCCCTTCATTGCCATAGGTATCCCATTGATAAATCGATGCAGGTGCTGGCCTTGGCTGCTCGCTAAAGGATACCAAAAGTTCACCCTGCTGAGGGGCAGAAGGCACTGCGCCATCCAAAATATAATAACTGTTGGCTATATTCCTTTGCAATGCCACCGTTTTTTGCTCATAGCTTCTGCCGTCTACAGAAAACCACACCTGAACGCTGCTACCAAGCAAGCGGAACAGCTCTGAATCAACATCTACACCGTTTGAATCTTCATAGTTGAAACGAATTTGATTTTTACGAGTTGGGGTAGTTTGAAGGAAATAATCCCACTCTCCTACGTTTGAGGGGTTCCCATACGTGGCAAATCTAAGGATCAATGGTGGTCCTGGCGCAACAGCCTCAAGCGCTGATTCGATATCAGCTGGCACAATCGTGCTTTGGTTCATCTGCGCCAGCGGATTGTTAGAAGTACCTCCTAAGCAAAGATCGTAGTATTTTGTGCCGGCCGTTGTGTCGCTTCCTCTTGCCACCCTAAAATCACCAAAATCTGCATTGATGCCTATCGGTGGGCCGTAAGGCGTAGAAGTGCTAATCTTTACATTGCCCACAAGCGAGCCATTGATCCATAGGCTAATTTCTGGCCTTTGATTTAAGCCATCTACCCAATAAACTTGCACATAGTAATGATTCCATGTGTTTTGAACTGACGTATCGGTTCCTATAGTCTGCCCTGCGCCTGAACCGAAAAATGAAATTGTCGTGCTGCCTGTCGTCTTAAGGTCAAACCCAGCACCGTTTAATACGTCACGGATTCCAAAGAACGTGTGATTTTGAAAATTACCGGAGTTATAGCATCGCCACGACCACATGTAATACAAGTTGCTCGGATCGGGGAAGACATCCGTAAACTCAATGTCTGCATAGGCAAAAGCTGTCTCAGCTGACTTGACACCATCAAATGCCTGAGCTGTTGACCTCACGTCAGAACCAAATACGCCAAACTGCGACTCCCCATCTTCAAAGCTATACTTCGACGCCAAAAGCACTGCTGCAGTGCGTTGGATGGCTAAACCGCCATCTGGCAATGTAGCAAAAGCAGATTTTGCCTGCACAATCCATCGCTCATCTGCTCCACCGGATTGGTCTGTAATTGAATCAATGACAATGCTTGTTTGGATAACATCGTCAATCGAAAGCTGCAAAGTATCGCCAGGCCCCCACGCTCCTAGTTCAGCAGACAAGTCTACGCCGTTAAAATCAAAATTAGACAGCTGCAACGTATCGCTAGATGCTCTATACCACTTGCCAATGTCGCCCATAGTGATTGCACTTTGCTTTTGCCTAGACCAAGTGCCAAAGGCGGGCGGTTCATATTCAGGCAATTGCACTTCAAGGATCTGCGCAACTTCATTCGCGACCAAGCTGCGCCCGTTGGCATCAACAGGGAAATGTGTAGCCTCGATACGATACAAGCCAGCCTGATCTTCAATAACGGAATCAATCTGATACATATCTGTTGTTTGCTGCTGCACGCTCTGCGCTTCATAGGTCCATGCCACTTCGATCACATCAGTAGGCAACAATGCAGCAGCTGCTGACGTGGTTTGGAAGCTTACGGTGTGCTTGGTATAGCGACGGCTGGCGATGATATAAGTACCAATCGCTTCAGCGTGACGGTAGTCAGTGCAGAACTCCTCCATGTCGTACTGCTCAAATGGTCCATCAAGCGCAAGGCCCTGATACCGTACTTCCGTAACTTGTGACACCGGGAACACGGCACCAGTCTGGGATCGCCATGACATGAGCGCACAAAACGGTCGCAACCTATCTGCTGGCAGATATGTTTTTTGATATGATCCGGCGACAATGTTGCTATTGTCAAAGGTTGCTGCTGGCGTAATCGGCCCAATGTTCAGCTTGTTGTCAACCGTCAAAGGAAGCAATGGCTTCAGCATGTATTGCCCGCCAGCTTGCACAAACCGCAGCAGGTAATACGGGGCAACGCTGCTTAGGTAGTCGCGCAGATTAACGCTATTCGTCAAAATGCCGTTAAATGGCAAGCCAATTTCTTCGTTAAACGCTGCCGCCTGTTGGAAAGAAGGCAGAGATATGATTTGATCTGCGACACTGCCCGTTTTGCGCAGCAGGTAATATGCAAGATCTGCAAAACTGCTTGAGCTGCCACTGCCGCCTTGCACCTTGTCAACAATCAAGCCGTTGCGAATAAAGCAACGCACTTGCTGCGCTGGGTATGAATCTTCATAGCCGACAGTGTAACCGCCAGTCACGGCAAGGGTTGTCATGCCCTCAAAGCTGCCACCACTGCCAGGGAACAAAGCCAAAGTGCTGCTAACAAGCGGGCTGCCGGGGGAGTAATCAGGGGAGGCCGCGAAATAAAACCAACGGTTGTAGGACAGGCGATAATAGATATAAGCATCAACAGGTATGGTCACAACCGCCTTAAGACCGCCTGTCCCTTGCGGGATTGTAAGGCCAATCGTGCTGGTCATTTGATAGAGTTGAAGCGAGTTCCGCGTGCTTACGGACTCCATCAACATTGACCCCACATAAAAATCAACCGTTACATTAACAGGGGCAAAATTAACATCAAAAACGCCAACTGTGTATGAATTGATCCTTGCAATATCTGCAGTCAAACCGGCACTTATTGTTACTGTCTGGCCAGCTGTTGCCTCTGTGCGGTAATGGTACCCACCCCCACCGGGCGGAATAAATGTTCCACCGCCTGGGACACTTTGAAGTACCCCTGGAAAGTTTGTTGAATTTGCTTCAATGCCGTAACCGCCAGGCGTGCCAGTCGCTGGACTGCCAGCCGTTACATATGTCAACGTGTAATCAAACCCTGTTGTGGCCAGCCCGCCGTAAGTAGTCACAGCGTTTGGGCTTAAAAGTGTATCAAACGAAAGAGCACCCTTGTACAAATCCTCAATTGGTATTGCAGGCAGCTCTCCATCACTAACGATCAAACCAAAAGAAAATCTTTGACCTGTCGTGTCCGAAAACTGAATCCCGTAACGAGCTGCAGGCGGCGTGATCCAAACGCCACCCGTATTGGTTTCAATCTCATAAACACCAAACACCAGAGGGATGGAGCTGCCAATCTCCACCACACGCTGCTGTTGCGTTGGTTCAGTATCGACTGACTGCAAGGAGACACGCTCATCCTTACGCAGATTTGTGCTGATCGCAGATGATGGGCCTTGCGGTGGAATGTAGTTTGTCATACCTGCGGCGGTTCACCTACTAGCGTGTTAGTCATCTTGCGCGGAGGTGCCTGCGCTTTGACTGGATCCAAGCTGGTTCCAATCTCTACTGTAATGCTGCTGTCAGTCTTAACTGCGCTCAACAGCTCACCAGTGAATCTCGTGAATGTAGTGAGAGTCGCAGGCGGAACGCCGGTAGCAGTCGGCGTAAACTCTTTTAGCTCACAATCGTAGATGTACCCATTGGCAGCGCTCACCTCAATGATCTGCTCAGTGGCTGCCTGAAGGCCAAACTCAAGCGAAAACGACTGTTGGCCGCCTGATGAGTTCGAGGTGATGGCACCAGCAGTAAAAGGCCTAAAGACGTGGCCATTCACCGTGATGCCAGGCCAGTAACTCTGATACCTAGCCACAACGGTATTGAAGTCGCTCTGCCTAATCGTCAGGAAAGCAGCAATGCCTTTGGTCATCGTGCAACCCCCATAAGACGACGCAGCGAAGGCGTACTAGTGATCGTCTGAATGGTCTGGCTAACGGCGCTGCTCATCGCGCGGGTCATGTCGGCCTTGGTGACGTAATCAGTGCCGTTCATCTGCATCACAGGGCCTGTAGTGAGGTTGATCTGTGGGGTGGCCATGTTTAGGACTGCATCACCGCGACGGCCTGCGCTGTAGTTTCGCATGGCTGCATCCATCTTGCTAGATGGGATGACATATTCGCTCTCTCCGCCTTCACCGATCAATGCGCGGGTTGGGCGTGTGACGTAACCGCCTTCAGCGAACGGCACATTGAAGCCACCTGATCGAGAGTTGTTGCTGCGCACGATTGACTTCAAAGCAGTGGTACTAATGCCTAGCTCTTCAAGCTGGCTTTGAGCGGCAAGGATGTTTCGCTTGTAGATCTCTTGGTTGATTTGTTTCGCGATGTTTAGGTATTTCTCTTGCAGCTTGTTGTATTCGCCAAAGCCGGTGATGCCTTTTCTCACCAGTTCATTTGACTCGGCTGCATACGCTGCGCTGAACAACAGATTGTTTGCCGCTTCGCCAAACTGCGTTTTAAGCAGACCGGCAATGTTGCCAGCCCTGTTGGTTGACTCGGCCAACCGATCCATCTGATCAGCAGTGGCAGAGGTATTCTTCTCTGCGCTTGCCATGTTTGCGGCAAAACCTGCAGCCTCAACCTTTGCCCTGAACGTTGCATCGGCAATCACGTTTTGCACGCCAGCCGCTTGCCTAGTCGCATCAAGCTGCTTTTGAGCTAACTCCAAACCTCTGCCCGCTTGTCTTAGAGCCTCTGCAAATGCTTGGTTGTATTGGCCCTTAGCAGCGGCAAGCTGTGCCTCAATCTGAACCTC